GTCTGCAAATCCAGATAGGCATCATCCACGAACGAGACGATCTCGAACAGCATTCCAGTCTGTCCAATCGTCGTAGTCGGCGCCGTGCCAGGCAACTCCTGCGTGTTCCGCAAGTAGCGGTGGACTTGCTGGCAGATTTGCAGCCGATTCACGCAACGTCCTCCAGCTCGACTTCGCGACGGATTCCACAGAACTCAAGAATCTGGTTGCGTACCTTCTCGTCTGGGAGTTCCTGCTGCTTCTCCGGGTTCATGTCGGGGAACACGGCTGAATGGATTCGGTCGAGCTGCGGGCGGGTAAGGCTAGAGAAGTTGCCGCGGGCCGCGGCGAACGCGACGTAATACTCGCGCAGATCGCCCGGAAGGTGATCGGTCCCAGGCGTCACGCCGAGTGTCTGGAAATTGAACTGACGGAATGGCGTGAAAACCTTCTCGTAGTAGGTCTCACCGTCGTCCTTCTCGACTTTCTTCTGGCGAACCTCGTTGGTGACGTGGTTCACGAGGATGTTGTAGTGCGGCTGCGGAAGATCGACCTCAGCATTGAGCTTCGCGTTGATGCTCCAGTTCTCCCACGTCAGCGGACAGGTCTTGTCCTCCGCGAGGCGCGAGGTGATGACGACGCGATACATCTTTCCTCCCCACTTTCCGCCCGTGTGCAGCGGCGGAATGAGCGGCCACTTCGGCCCGAATGGACTTCCGCCGCTGCCATTCGCCTTTGGCGGCGCGGGCGGCGCCGGAGGTAGTGCGGCTGGCGGATCGACCCCGAACGTATGGCAGAGCTGAGCGCGCATCCGCTCATCGCTCATCTTGCCAGACATCGGCGCATCCAGCGTTCGCAATGCATCGCGAAGCTGATCCGAGTTCAGGTCGAGGAATTGGTTCTTTGCTGCTTCTTCAAGGTTCATGGTTACTCCGAGGAGGCTTGGTCAAAGGCTCCGGTTAAAAAGAGGGGCGGAGGTTAGTCCGCCCCGAAGGTGCAGCCCTGTTAAGCGCGGACGAGTCCGATGACGTAGTGATACACGGCGCCAGCAGTCGGAGTGCTGACTGTGGCGAAGGTGAGCTTGATCTGGGTCCGATCCGCAGTGATGAGGCCGGAAGTGATACCCAGAAAGCCAACGTAGGTGGCGAGAGTGCTGGAACCCATCGTTACCTGAGCCGTGTTGGCGACGGCCGTTCCGAGGGCAATGCCGGTGGTGAGGTCCGTCGATCCGACCGTCATTGAAGTGGTGCAGGTCGTACCGAAGTCGTCGTACCAGTTGGTCCAGAGCCAGATTTCGTCACCTGCCGAAGCTTCGCACAGGATGCCGAGATCGCCAGAAGCCAACGCACCGGGACAGGTGAAGGTTCCCTTGATGAGGGCGAACCCGCGTTCCTTTGTGTTCTGGTGGGTCGGGGTGTAGACGCCCGTTTGGGCGGAGTAGGTGAAATTGCTGCTGTAGTAAGTGGCTACCATGGTCATTCTCCTATCAGGTCGGGTTACGGGTGGCGGCGACTTCGATCACCGACCCCCACTGATTGGAAACGACCATGCACAGGTCAAACCACGACGCTGCGACGACCTGCCGATCGTTGTTCGGATCGGACTTGTCTGCCTTGTCGAGGATATTGACATCGGCGTTGCCGAAGCCTTCCGCGCCACCGCCCTTGAACGCCACGGATGCGAGCGCACCCTTGGCAAGGACGACGACCGGGTAGACATCAGGAACTGCCGCCGTGGTGCCTGTCGCGCCAGTGGCGATGAGCGTTGAACTCGAAACCGACGTGGCCGCATTCGCATACGCAGCGTAGGTCGCGGCGCAGAAGAAGCGGAAGTTCTGCCAAGCGCCGAACTCATTGCGCTTGCCCTTGCCGCTCGGATACTGAGCGACCGGGATGAACCCAGGCAAGTTGCGGATGTCGGGCTTGAGGTCGGTGTGGCAGTAGACGTAGAACGCCGCTTCCACCGGACTCGTGCCTTCCTTGTTCGCGCCACCCTCGTCGTTCGAGAAGGGGCGACCGCGATAGGAGTCGATCTGCATCCCGGCCTTCTGGAGACGGCCGCCAGTCAACACGCCGTTGACGGTGATGCGAGTCGAGATCGCCGGAGAGTTGTACATGACCGACGTGATGCCCTTGGCCGCGTTCCAGCGGATCAGTTCGCGGGTCTCGGGAATCTGCCAACTGCCGAGTACGTCGGCCGCGCCCTTCACCGCGTCGTACGGATTCAGGGCCTTGTTGTAGGTCGTGGTGGTGAAGTTCTCGCAGTAGCGATGGACGGTGCCGGTGAAATCGGTGTAGTCCAGGCGCCGCGATGCCTTCGTGTTGCCGGCGTCGTTCGTGGTCGAGTCGGCGTCGGGATTGGTCCAGCGGCGAAGGTTCACGGCATTGCCCATACCGGGCTGGATCGTGAACATCTCGCACGCTTCGTCGAGGCAGGTCGTAGCCTCGGGCCGATCCAACATCTGCTTCAACGCAATGTACTGCGCGTTGGCAGAGTTGTTCGGTAACTGTTCGTAACCGAGTTGAGACATGGCTTGGTTCCTTGGTTAGACGGGATAGCCTTGGCTGCGGGCCGATTGGATGGCCTCGGCGTACTTCTTCTCCGCTTCGGTCTTGTAGGCAGGTTTCGCGGGGGCGATCACCTGTGTCCGAACGGGGCTTGGGTCCGCTTCTGGCTTTTTGGCTGCCGCAACCGTGGTTGGTTTCGACACGGGTTGGTTGGTGGGCTGAGCCAGGAATTGCTCCGCGGCGATCTTGTCGGTGCGAAACCGACGCAAGACCTTCGCGTAGCTTTTCGCGTCAAGCCGCTCCAGGTACTCGTGGATTTCCTGCTGGTCGTCGGCATCGTGGCCGTCAAACCAAGCCTTGAAATCATCGCTCGCCAGTACCTCGCGGAAGTTCGGGAAGCCGAATCCACCCTCTTTCTCGGGGCGACCCAACCTTGCGATTTCCTCATTGGCGACGATCCTGTTGCGTAACTCGACGCGCTCCTGTTTCTCCTGCTCCAACTGCTGGGTCAGTGCCTCCACCGTCTTTGCCATGGGGCCGAGGCGATCTTCGATAGCCTTGGCTTCCTCGGGAAACTCGGTTTTGAACTTTTCCCACTGTTCGGCGGAAGGCGCAGCGGTCTGCATCTTCCGCATTTCAAGTACCGCAGCATCCTTCTCTCTGAGCTGACGGATCAGGTCATTGTTCTGGCGCTGCATCGGCGCGACCATGTTGTGGAATCGCGCTTTTTCCTGCTCTGCTGCCGCGGCTCTTTGGGCCTCGGCCTGAATCTTTTCCTGCGCGGCCAGATAGTGCTTCTGCACGTTCTCCGGCAGGTCTTTGAACCCCTCGAACGGTTCGGTTTCCTTCGCTGGTTCCGGCAGGGGTAGTTCGGTCTGAGCTGGCGCGTCTGCCTTGGCTGGCTCATCGACTTTTGCCGGAGCTTCAACTTTGGCTTCTGGCTTCGGTTCGACCGGCGCTGGCGCTGGCTTTTCGTCCGTCTTGTCAACCAGACCAACCTCTCGCGCAGCCTTGACGGTCTGGGCGAACTCCTGCTCTCGGGGTGACATTTCACGATCCATCGAGGACTTCCTCTCTCACTCTTGTTACCACTGCGGCACTTGACTGGTTATTAAGAACCCAGCGGAGGCCAGCGATCTCTCCGCATAATCCGTCGCGCTCTTTCTCAGAGAGTTTGGAATTTGCGAGAGAGTCCTTTCGTTTTGCTACCTGCTCATGGATCAGAGCGCAAATCTCCGTCCACGTATCACTTCTGTAGTCGATCACGTCAGATGCCTTGATGCGACGGATTCTGCGGACTGACCTTCAGGGCCATCTCTCGATAGCCCTGCGCGATTTTCTCTGCCTGCATCCGGCCCTTGTACCCCTCAACGAACTGCGAGATCGTCGCGTCTATCTGGGCGAGGCCCATGTCAGCGTTGACCTGCGCCAACGCGATCTTTTCCTTCGACGCCAACTGCGCGGCGGCTACGTTCACTTCCAGTCGCTTACCGTAGAGCGTCGCCTCGGTCGTTTCCTTCTCGACTTCGATCTTCGCCATTTTCTCCTGATGGTCGAGCATCCGGTCCTGCACGCGGAAGGCGTTGTCCTCCTGCCGTTGGTTCTCTGCGGTCTGCGCGGCCTGCAATTCTCGTGCCGTACGCGCCTGCTCGGCCTGCGCTCTGGCGTTCTCGGCGCTGGCACGAGCCAACTCGGCCTGCACCTTTGCCCCCTCAAGTTGCTGCGCGCCCTGCTGTGCCTCCGCGGCCTTCTTCTCGGCTACGTCCTTCTGCAAGATGATCTCGCCAGGCTGATCCATGCGACGAGCCATGCGGACGAGCATCTGGTAGAAATCGACGTAGGGCGAGAACTCAGGCTTCGACACGAGGCCAAGGAATACTTGATCGTTCTGGACCTGCAAGTCCTTGACCAGCAATTCCGACTGTCCAAGCGCCTCCACGCGGACATCGACCTGCAACTCCGGCTTCGTGCTGAACGTCTGGTTCCACCAGACCATCCGCTCGATCATCGGAGAGATCACGTTGTCATCGAACGCAGCCGCGGCGCGGCGCTGTACGATCGTCACGGCGTTCAGCCACATCGCCATACCAGAGGAAGTCATCGCGGCCTTGTTCACGTCCGGGTTCGTGAACTGCGGCATGTTGATCTCGCCATCCATCAACTGGAGAGCGCGATCGAGGAATCCGAGTGCCTGGCTGACGTTATTCGGGATGATCTCGACGTGAACGAGGTCGTCCATCCGCTGGCCGTCGTCATCTACGTAGAACAGCTTCGGACCGCGAATCTCAAAGGTGTCGTCAGCCGGCTTGACCTTCCCTGCCCGGAGAAATGTCATGGGTCCCGAGCTGACGGCACCGTTTCTGAGCGCCATCTGCCACGCGGCGTCAGCAACGCGCTGGGAGTCGCGGGAGAGATACGGGATCGAATAGCCGAACGGCGTGTCGTCGGCCGGGAACGGAGAGAACACGTAGTACGGGATGCGAAAGTCGCCGTCGATCTGGCGGAGCTTGGTCAGCAGCACGCGGCCTTGGCAGTACCAGATTTCCGCCATTGGCAGCGGCTTGCCGTCATCGGGCGCTTCAATGCCGAGCGCCTTGATCTCGGATGCCTTGAGTGATCCGGTGTGACGCCACACGGCATATCGACTATCGAACGGCTCGATATAGCCGGAGTATTGGTTCCGGTATTTCAGCGAGTTCACCACCTCGCCAAGCTGCGGCTCCTCGTCCAGTAGCGCCTTCAGTTCCTCTTGATCCACGCGAGGATCGAGACCGAACCGACGAAGGTCCGCATCCGACATCAGGAACAGGTAGTCGGCGTAGGTCGCCTTGTCGATCTTGTTGACCGGCTCCGGGTAGAACAGCCACGGATCGCCCCACTCCACCTCTGGCTCGACGGTCTCCTCGATTTCGATGCCGATCTGCGTGATGTTCGATGTCGGGTCTTGCGACTCTGTGCGCTTGCGCTTGACGCGCTTGACGTTCAGCGGCCCGATGAGTAGGCCCGCCCCGATGCGACAGGCGTCTTGGATCATGCGCCGACCGGACTCGGTGAACTTGCACGCGGCAAGTTGGTCGCGAATCTCCGCGCTCAGCGTGTCTACCCGCTTCTGCGCCAGCTCGGTAAGTTGCTCCGCTGTCAGCGGTTGTCCGGTCTGAGGATCGGACATCTCGCTCTTGAGGAATGTCGGTGCCTTGTCCGCCTTCAACCGCCACGGCTGGTCGTGGCTCGGCAATAGCATGTCCGACAGACGCGACTCAACGAGGTCGCACTTCGCCCGCGTCGCATGGACCTTCGGCGGCTCGGCCGTGATCCCCTCATGCGGCTTGTCCTTCGTACCGATGAACCGATGGACGCCATGGTACTGACGCAGGTCATCGACCCATCGTTTTTCGATGTTCGAGTGCTTCCATCGGATCGACTGATCGCGCTTGGTTTCGAGCTTTTTCAGTAATTCCTTAAGCGCGGTGAGTCGCTTGTCCTCCGCCTCCTTGGCAGCGAACATCAGCGCCTCTTGCTCAGCTTGCGACAGTCCAGCGGACTGCGCCAGTTGATCCATCACATCCTGCGGTACGGCGCTCATCCGTAGATTCCGAAGGTTTGTTCAGCCATGCGCGGCACGACGGTCAGGTTGCTCCTCTTGCGCGCAAACTTCAGTCCACCCCAGATGACGTAACGCGCTGCATCGAGGATGTGGTCGTTGGTTTTCACTATGCGCGGTGCCGATTTCTCATCCGGCGTGGTGTACTGATAGTTGCGGAACTCGTCGAGGAACTTGTCGCAAGTACGGAACACCTTCAGCCGTCCTGTCTGTAACCGTTCCAAGAACGCGCTCACGCCAGCGTTTACCGATCCGACTTCCTTGTTCGCCAGCCGGAGTTGCTTGCAGCCGGCCATGTGGTACTGCTTCAGGATTTGCGCGCCATCGGACTGATCGCGGGCCGCGGCGTCTCCGACCCCTGGCATGTTCTCGAATCCGAACCCTCGGCAGCGCGACAAGACCCGAGATGCGTGAACGCTCACGTCGAGTTTGCCGCCGCCGTCCTTGTAGTCGGCCACCAGATACGCAACATCGCCGGTCGGGTCAAAGGCGAACCACGCGGCAGCGGTGTTGTGGTAGCCGGTGTCAAGCCCGTAAATCCACATCCAGTCACGCGGGATCGTGATCGGGTCGATGACGAACTCCTTCTCCGGCACCGGATAGACGGCACCAGCACCTCGGCCGGGGACGCCGAACTCAACGGCGTCGATCAGGTAATCCGGCGTGACGGCGCGTTGCTTGGCCTTCCAGTCCTCACTCAGATGCGGCGCATCCTTCCAGCCACAGGTGACGTAGGCCATTTGGGCGTCGGTCGATTCAAGGAACATCCGCACCGTCTCCGTCCTGCCTTCCATCGGCGTTGCTGTGAATAGGACTTGCGCGCCTTCTCGGTTGCGGGTACGCGCCACGCATTGCGTGAACACTGCCAGCGGGCACAGTTCGTCCACCGCTACCA